AAGGTCACGACGGTGCCGCCGCTGTCACTTGCGTTCGCAGTACCAGTGCCCGAGTCGTTTTTCAGCTTGAAGTCCAACCGCAGATTCAAGCCAGTCAGCAGCAGCAGGTCATCCCCGCCTGCGCTGGCGAAGTCGTAACGAACCTTGAAATACTGAAACTGGGTGGCATAGACCGTATCCACGCCTGCGTAGTCGGTCCATGGATCCGTTGATAGCTTGCGCACGCTGATGGTGGGCGTCACCGTGGTGCTGCCAGCGATGTTAGTGCTGGTAAGTGCAGCCGTCACCCTAGTGCCCGCAAGAACGGCGCCGGTATCAACAATCTCCTCGTAGCTGCCGGTGGTTTGCGATGGCATCGCATAATAGGCATAGCCAGCATTGATCTGGTCTTGCGGCGTGGTCCAGCTCCGGCTGGTGAAATGCGACTGCCAGGTCTCTGTGGTGTTGACCGTTGCAACCAAACCGCCAACGTCGGCAACGATGTTGGTTTTGGTGCCGCTAAACGTACTGTTTTGGTTGTACTTGAGGATGTAATCCGGCGGTTGATTAACCGATGCGGTGACGCTGCCAGGCGTGCCGTAGTTGCCAGCAGCATCCAAGCCCGCCAGCCAATAAGTGTAAGAACCAGAAGCAGTCTCAAATACAGTGGTAAAACCGCCCTGCTTGGTTCCGATAACGCTGGCAGTGGCCCATGTGCTGCCCTTGCGCAATTCATACGAAAGGATCGGCAGCGTCTGCGTGCAATCGTTCCACTTCAGCAGCACGTTGTTGTCAATTACCTGCTGGGTAATGGTTGGCTGCGTTGGCGCTATGACGATTGCGTCATAGTAATTGCTGGTGCCGTAGTTTCCGATCAGGTCAACTGCATTGACAAAGAAGCGGCGCGTACCAATCCAATTGGCTTTTACTGTATAAGTTGTTCCTTTGACAGTCCCAAGAGAAGTTGCGGTTGCCCAAGTGTCAGATGTAGTTCCATAGCGGATTTCATAGTAATCCGTATTCAAACTTCCATTGGATGCTGACCAGGCAAGCGTAAAATTTTGACCGTTGAAAGACCCACTTGTTGACGGTGCTGGAGCGCCAGCGATGGTAATTGAAGCGCTGGTTGCGGTGGTTGAATAGTTGCCCGACGTATCGAGCGCCTTGATCCACCATGTGGTGGTGCCTGCTGCAATCAAACCCAGCTTTTTGCTGGTGGCCGCGAACAGCCCGAGCTTGGTGCCACTGCCCCAGGCGCTGCCTTGCCAGATTTCGTAGCCTTGCAGGTCAAGGTCCGTGACCGGATCCCAGCTCAGCGTGACGCCAACATCAGGATCTAGCACGGCATAAAGCGCCGGCACGTTGGCTGGTGGTGCGGTCTTGCCAAGTGCCGTGATGCTGCCGGATAGCGGCGTTGCCGACGATTGGCCGCCAGCGCTGAGGCTGTAAACATTGATTTCAAAATAACCAGGCGTCGTGTCCAGGATCTCGTAATCCTGCTGCTGCCGAGTAACGGTGGTCCAGTTACCGGAATCCTTGCGATATTTGACTAGGTATTGACTGATGCCTTGAATGCCTCTCCAGGTAATGATGATCTTGGAGCTGACCTGATCGCGGTATTTGTAAAGCGCTTCCGTGAGAGTGAGGTTGGTCGGCGCTGCCGGGACAGCGTTTAGGCTGCTAACCGATCGAACCTGAAGCGGAACGCCACGTTCGATGTAATCGTATTTGCTGCTGTTATACGCCAGCGCCGTGACGGCGTATTTGCATTGGTCTTGCTCTTGTACGCCAAGCACACGCCAAGTCGTTGTTTTTAGATCCGTGGTTTCATAGATCCAGACGCTATTGACATTTGGCGTTGAAGTGAAAGCTGATGATACCGTGATCACATTGCCGACCACGGTTGATACTGAGCGCGTTTGCACCGTGCCATCGCTCAAGATCACGGACAGCGTTGGGCTGTTAGCGGTAGTCAAGCCAGTGGCATCATCCACCGTGATGGCAGTGGCAGTCGCCGCATGAATCCGCCCGCCGCGCCGTGCGCCAGCACGCACAGGGTCGCTGATTTCAATGATTTGACCGGGCCTGACAATGACACCCGCGTCAATTGAAGCTGTGAAGGTGACGGTTTCGGTTGCTTCATAGTTGGCGGTATAAAGCAGCCAATCACCAACGCGGTGAGCTTGACCGCGTGAGGTGCAGGCAAAGGCTGTGACCTGCGTTTTGATGACACCGTACTTAGCAATCGACGCGGCGTTCTCCACGACCTCGTAAGCCGTGTTTCTAAGGTCAAGGTCCATGTATTGGACCACAGCCACGTTCGGCCTGGTCTTCAGACTGGAACCGCTGTAGCTGAAACCTTCTTCGCTGACGTTGGCGTAGGTAAAGAGGTACGCGGGATCGGACGGCTTGTCTTGCGCAACCGTAAGCGAGCCCGTGCTCCAATACGGCATCGCACGGAACACCGAGCAGAGATTGTTAATCAGTGTGTATGCGTCTTCTTCGGTTTGGATATTGACGTTGCAAGAAAAGCGCGGCTCGGTGCCACCAAAGCCATCAGGCACTAAGGCCGAGCAATATTGACTGGCGGAATAGAACGCCCACTTATCAAGCTGAGTGGTATCAATGTGATTACCGAATCCGTACCTTGTGCTGGTCAGCAAGTCCCATAAGCACCAGGCTGGATCGCTACACCACTGTGCAGCGCCAAACGTGCCACTCCACACACCAGAATAAATCAGTCTTCCGGTTGTGCTATCGACAGTAGCGTTGCTTGGGATCTTGACCTTGATGCCACGGATTCGGTAAGCGCGGGATGGGATGCTGCTGAATTGTTGAGCATCAATGCGAACACCAACTAACGCCGAGTTGGGATAGGCCAATTTGGCGTATGTGACTTGGGTATAGCTGGTCCAGCTAAAAGCATTGAGAAGTTTTGCGCTGCCACTGTCAGCCGTGACGCGGGTGACCTTAATGTCTACTGGGAACGCACCGCTGAGGTTGACCAGATATTGCCGCTGATATTGCTGTGACGTGCGACCACTGATCGTGTCATCAATGACTGTGGTGTAACCGCCGCCGTTGTATTGCACGGCAATTTGAAGTTGAATACCGGTGCCAATGATGTCCCCTTGATCGGTAAATTGTTGAAGCTGCGGAACCGTAATAGTAACTCGCGCAGCGTTGACGGATGTATTGGTAATGCTGCGTACAATAGGCGTGGCTTGTTGGACTGTTACGCCAACGGCCACTTCATTGCCGACATCATCAAAGCCTGAAATATAGGTTTGCGATTGCGTGCCGGTGCGAGTGAAGACGCTGACGTTTTGAAAGTTATACGACCCGTCCGCGTTTTGAAGCGGCGTGTTGTCAACGTAAATGGATTTCAGGCCATCCTTCAGGCCATAGATTTCACCCTCACTGATCAGGTCAACCAGTTTGGCGTAGGACGTAGAAAACAGGCTGTTAGCTGCTTCAGTGGGCGTGCGTTGCGAGGTGCTGCCGCCGCCGCCCTTGCCGCCGCTGTCACCGCCACCACCAGCGCCAGTAATCGCGCCAAGACCCAGGCCGGCGTTATGCACACGGATGCCGCCAGCAATAAAAGTGTGATGTCCTTCAACGGTGAGGTTGTAGACCGTGCCCGTGCCCAGATCCTCACTAGCAACGAGCGGCCGGAGGTGGCCGTTTTCATCCACCAGGCAGTCATCGGCGCCGAGCGTGCCAATCTCAACGAAAGCGTTGAACTGGTTCAGCACCCAATGGTTGGGGGTGGCATCCAGCACCGCTCCACCCCAAAGGCGATAACGCACCACGCGCTCGCCTTCGTGGACGTGAACCTTGAGCACCGTGGCGTGATGCAGCCCACCTTGGTCATCGAAGCTGATCACCAAGTCGCCGGATTGCAGCGTCTCGATGGCCCGCAGCCCATCAGGCGTGCGGATGAGGGTGTGCCCTAAAAAGCAACCGCCGCCACCACCGCCAGCACCAACAATCCGTGTCATGCCGCCACCTGCGCAACGTCAATGCCAGCGCTGATAACAACGGACCCAACAATCATTTCTCCGTAAACCACGGGCACGGGCGTGCCTTGACGTGAGGTGTTTTGGATAGAACTGAAGCTATAAGACTTGCGCGGGTCGTTATTGGAATCGGCACCCGTTCCTCCTGTTGTTATTGTTGGTATTGGCGTCAAAAGTTGCGCGACACCGCCAAGGACCAAACTGGCGCCAATGCCAAAGGCGATGGTGCTACCAAACGCCCCTGCAACTCCAAGACCAGCAAAAGCGCCAGCACCAAAACTGACAAACGCAAGCGCAATCAACGCCACGCCCAGCAAAATCCGCCCGACTGCACCAGCACCAGCCACCACGGGCACGATCTTGATCACCTGTTGACCAGCGGGATCGTGGATCTCCTCAAGAGCCAGATCACGCTCGCCAAGGCTTACCCGGTAATGCTGATCAGCCATGTGCTTTTCCAGCTGCGGAAAGTTGGCCAACAAAAACCGCACTGCTTCAGCCGCGTTTGCTACATCGGCCTCAAACTTCCGGCGCTTCAGAAATTTTGCCAAGCGCCCATAGACGCGGATCGTTCGCAACATCAGCCGAGCCGAAGCCTCCCTGCATCGTAATGGCGAAGCCTGCGGCCAGTGCATTTCTGTAGCCAGCCGCCGTAAAGATCGCGGCTGCTCAGCCGGCCACGGATGTGGTGCAGCACCAGCTGGTCGCCAATGTAGATGCCGCAATGGTTCAGCCCTGGTCCGCTTATGGACATCAACAGGCCATCGCCAGGCTGCAGCTCTTCGTCGTCCTTAAGTTCATGGAAGCCAGCGTCACGCCAGAAACCATCAAACAGCGGATTGGCCTCAAACGCTTCCGGCGTCAGTGGTCGATCCCAATCCGGGAGTTGCAGGCCGTGCTCGGCGTACCAATCGCGCACCAGTGTCCAGCAGTCCGTGAGCCCCCAGACCCACTCGCGGCCGATTAACGGCGCTTGATAGCCCGTAGGACGCAGCTCAGGACTCCAAGCTTCGGTCTTCGGGTTGATGATCCACCAAGGCAAGGCGGTGCGCTCAATCGCCACCAGATCGGCTTGGCTGGGCACTGGAGGCGTGACCGGATGGCTGTGAACCACAGCCACAATTTCGCCGGTATCCTCGGCGGCAACGTAGTCGTCAGGGTCAAGAATGAACTGCTCAGTGCCGGCTGCCAAGTTGCGGCACGGCCAGTAGCGCTCGCGGCCTTTAACCACCACCACAAGACCGCAGGCCTCGCGTGGGTCTTCTGCTTGAGCGTGCTCCAGCGCAGCGGCGCGTGTGGTGTCGTTCATGTGAAATAAGTACCCACACCCGAAAAACTTCCGAACGGAAGCTGTGCCGTGGAACCAAACCGTGCCTTGCAGCTACTCAGGCGTTTGCCGCACACGTCATTGCCAGCAGTGGTGGCCACGTCGTTTTCCGTGAAATAGCTGGTGCCGGTGTAGGAGCATTCTGCCGAGCGATACACCCACTGGCAGATGTTGGAGATGCACTGCCTCTTCGGCGCCCTGACGCCCACCAAGTCAAATGCAGCCGCCAGCTCAAATTCCACCACGTCGCGGGTTTCAGCGCTCTTGCGGTCGATGTAGTACACCTCACGCGGAAACTCAGCAGTTGCGTCCGGCGTGCCATAGGGGTTAGTGCCACCAGCAAAGTTCACCGCATCCAGATACCTGGCCATAGTGCGAATGCGCGTGACCTTGGCGCCTTCCAGCGGTGTTGTCAGGATGATGGCTGTGATGGTGCCCAGGATATTGGAGACACG